GGGTCTGCAACGATGATTGGGGGAATTGTTGTTTGTAATAGCAATGTAAATCCAGTTTCATCTTCAGTGCAATCTGTTGAAGTAATAAATGCTGGTTATGGATATACAGTTGCTCCTGGAGTTTTATTTTTTGGAGATGGATCTGGGGCTGCTGCAACCGCAACAATTGGTGACGGAGTTGTTGGAATAGTCACTATCACAAATGGTGGATCTGGATATACAACTTCTCCAACAATTACATTTACAGGAATTTCCACAGTATCTGCAGCTGCGACTGCGGTTGTAAGTTCTGCTGGAGTAATTACACAAATAAGATTGACAAATACTGGTCTTGGATATACTGAACCACCAACTATGGTAATTGGTAATCCATCTCTCAGTTCTTTTGGAAATTATATATTCAATGAAGTTATAGTTGGATCTATAAGTAGTACAACTGCAAGAGTAAGATCTTGGAATTCTACCACAAATCAACTTGAAATTTCTAATGTATCTGGAGAATTTTTAATCTCAGAAAATATTGTCGGATCTGATTCTGGTGCCTCTCATGCATTGAGAATGATTGATACATATCCAGTTAATGATGGATATACGGATAATAAAAATATTGAGACTGAGGCAGATTTGATTATAGATTTTAGCGAAAAAAATCCCTTTGGAACTCTTTAATATAAATATATTTTATATCATTAAATACCAATAGAGAGTTTATAGAAATGTTTGAGTATTTTTACAACGAGATCTTAAGAAAAACCATAATTTCCTTTGGTTCTCTATTTAATGGTATAAAAATTAAGCACACAGATTCTAATGATAATGTTGTTAGCGTAATAGAAGTTCCTCTTGCATATGGACCAACTCAAAAGTTTTTGGCAAGACTTGAGGAATCTCCAGATTTGAGCAAACAAACTCAAATAACATTGCCAAGAATGTCATTTGAGTTTACAGGACTGACTTACGATGCATCAAGAAAATTAACAACTACTCAAACATTTGTAGCAAAAGATCCGAATAATGGGACAGAGACAAAAAAAGCATATATGCCCGTTCCATATAATATGCAATTTGAATTGAGTATAATGTCAAAACTTAATGATGATGCTCTTCAAATTGTAGAGCAAATTCTGCCATATTTTCAACCATCATATAGCATTACAGTCAATTTAGTATCAAGTATTGGTGAAAAAAGAGATATTCCAATAGTTTTAGAAAATATCACTATGCAAGATGACTATGAAGGAAATTTCACAACAAGAAGAGTTCTCATCTATACTTTAAGATTTTCTGCAAAAACATATTTGTTTGGCCCAGTGCAGTCTGCATCGAAAGATGTTATCAAGAGAATGTCTGTCAGTCTTATTGCTGGCGAATCAAACTCTACACCGTCAAGAGAAATTGTGTATTCGGCAAGTCCAAGAGCAATTAAAAACTATACTGGAATTGTTGTTACAAATATATCCAAAGATATTTCAGTTGAAGATATTTTAATTTCCGTAAATAATGCAACCTCAATTGCTGCAAATACATATCTTGATATAGAAGGTGAAGAAGTTTTTGTAAAATCAAAATCTGGAAATGTTCTTACTGTCGATAGAGGAAGAGATGGAACATCTGTTATACCTCACCTTACCGGAGCTCAAGTAAAATCAATCACAACATCAGATAATCTCCTTATTCCTACAGGTGATGATTTTGGATTTAGTGGATCTACCACGTAGTAACTTGAATTAAAATGACAAATAAATTTGATAACCTGAACGAAGCATTTAATGTTACTGGAGAGATAGTATCTATCGACACGGAAGAATCTTCCACAAATAAAATTGAAAAAGTTACATCTGCAATTGATGATGTAAAAAAAGATTATGAGTACACCAGGGGAAATTTATATTCCCTTATAGAAAAGGGTCAAGAAGCAATTAATGGAATTCTTGAACTTGCCAGAGAAAGTGAAATGCCTCGCGCATATGAAGTTGCTGGTCAATTAATAAAAAATGTATCTGATGCAACTGACAAATTGATGGATCTCCAAAAGAAGCTAAAAGATATTGAAGAGGATAGGGGTGTGCGGGGACCTACAAATGTTACAAATGCACTTTTTGTTGGATCAACCGCAGAACTTGCAAAACTTCTAAAATCAAAGCAATTGGAAGAAAATAAATAGATATAAATGATTTTCTAAATGTCCGAATATAGGAATGATATAAACGATCAGAATTTACCATCAATAGATGATCTGATTGATAGTGGAAAAAATTTAGAAACAGTTGATAATTTATTAGAAAATCTAAAGGAAAAAAATCTAGAATCTATTGATGACTATTTTTGTGAAGAAGAGGTTATCTTAGAAGAAGATATTGATGAAAATCTTCCGTCCATAGATGATTATATTGAAGAAATAATAGAAGAAGAAGCAATAGAAGAAGAAGTACCAGAAGAAGATCCCATAGAGGATTTAAAGGTACTTATAGAAGAAGTAAGAAATAGTATTCCAGAAATTCCAGAATTTAAGTCGTATGATGAAGAAATACTACAATTATTAAATTTAATTGAAAGCGTACAAAATCAAATTCCAGAACCTGTAGAGGTTCCAGAAGTAAAGTATTATGATGAAGATATTAATCTTTTAACAGAAAGAATTGATTATATAAGACAAACTATATTAAATTTACCAGAAGTAAGATACTACGAAGAGGAAATTCAATCAATTGAATCTGAGGTATCAATTCTTCAAGAAAAAGTTGATGAGTTACCAGAAATAAAATATTATGATGAGGATATCTCAAGACTAGATTATAAGATAGATGATACCGTAGATTTAGTTGATAAGAAGATAAATGATCTTTCTGAGAATATTGATGTCAAATTCTTTGAGTCTAAGGTAGATTCAGATTCAAATATTAATGATAGAATAACTAATTTAAAAAATTCTTTAAAGAAAGATATTGATTTATATGAAGTAAAGATTCTAGATCTTAAGAATATCAATAAAGAAGATATAAAATCTGTCAAAAAGCAACTTAAAGAGTTATCCAAAAATTTAGATAAAAGTTTTGGTAAACAAATTGAGGATCTTAAGAAAGAGTATGCATCATTTGATACCAAGTTTGGGAAATATTCTGAAGAAATTGAGAAATTAAATTCAACAATTTCTAATTTTCCAAAAGTAAAATATTATGATGAAGATATAAAAAAAATTCAAAAAAATGTTTCTTCTATAGAAGATTCTTTTAAAATTGAATTAAAAGAACTTCAATCTATTGTTGAGAATATTAAATCTGAACAAATTGACCTTAAAGAAGGTCTTTTAAATCAACCACCAGAAATTGAGAATAAAGACCCATTAACTCCAACAGATCAAAAATTTGCAACTCTTGAAGATTTATCAAATCACTATAGAGTGTTTATCAATAGAGTTCAACAACAACTTTCCACATTGGGTGGTGGTGGTGAAACTCGCCTTGAATTTCTTGATGATGTTGATAGAGATACTGCAAAAGTTGATGGTAAGTTTTTAAAGTATGATGCGGCTAGTGGTAAATGGGTAGGTGCAATAGGAGGAGGAGGTGGTTCTCAAACACTTAATGATACCTTAGGACTTGGCAATACTTCTAGTCTTGGAATGTCTGTTGGATTATCAACAGCAACTAGATTGATTGTTGATCCTGTCGGAGGTGGAACAACATTTACTGAAGATTTGGTCGTTAAAGGTAATGCAAGAGTTACTGGTATTCTTTCAATTGGTACTGGAACAATTACATTAGACCCAAATGATAATGCAATTGTTCTTGATGATGTAAAGATTCGTAGAGATCATTCTACAGGAGACATTAGGTTTTTAGATATTGGTGGAAATCTATCCAATATTATTGCAAATACTGTAGTAGTAGGTTCCGGAACTTCTGCAGTGAACATATCAAATGTCAATGGTTCTGTAGTATTTACTGATTCTCATAATACTGTTATTCATAGTGTGGATAATAGTAGCGCATCTTATGCTGGAATTGTAACTGCTTCAGGTTTTTATGTCGGTTCTATTCAAGTAATAAATAGTCTTGGGCAATGGGTTGGTGGAAATAGTGAGTATTTCAATCCAGATGGAAATACCGCTACCACCACAAATCTTGATGGTGGTATGCCAAATAGCAATTATGGTGGAATACCAAATATAGATGCGGGGAGGGTTTCTTAATCATGGCAGTACAATTACAATTTAGAAGAGGTACTGCATCAGAATGGACGAATGCAAATCCAATTCTTGCGGAAGGAGAACTTGGATTAGAATTAGACTCTAATAAATTTAAATTGGGTAATGGAAATACCCGCTGGAATAGTCTATTATATACTAGTACATTTAATATAACCAAAGACACTTCATCAGATACTGCATATCCAACCTATGTTACTGGGCTTGGAGTTATTTCTGCAGGAATTTCTACTCAAGGTTTAGTTTATAAACCTTCTTTAGGCAATATTGGAATAGCGACCACAAATCCAACATCAAAACTTTGGGTTGGTGGTGATGGAAAATTTACTGGAATTGTTACTGCAAAAGAATTTAGTGGAGATGGTTCAAAATTAACTGGTGTTACTGGATTTAAGATTAAATCTTCAGAAACAGAATCTGCACAACCACAATTTATTACTTTTGTATCTACATCAAGCACAACTGATGTAGGAATTTCTACTAATAATCTTGTTTTTATACCTTCTTTAGGCAATCTTGGAATTGGAACCACAAATCCAACATCAAAACTTTGGGTTGGTGGTGATGTACTTGTTACTGGTATATCAACACTAGGAACAATTAAGATTTCTTCAGGTATTGTAACTGCTAGTAATGGGATTGCTACTTTTTATGGCGACTTTGTAGGAACTGCAACGAGTACGACAAATATTCCAAACTTATCTGGTGATATAACTTCTAATAATAAAGTTACAACATTAGCAACAGTAAATTCCAATGTAGGAACGTTTGGTTCAGATACTTCTATCCCATCAATTACTGTAAATGGCAAAGGACTTGTAACTTCAGTTACAACAAACTCTATTACTGTTGGTGATGGTCAACTTTCACTTGGAGTTTCTGGTACTGGTCTTTCTGGTTCTGCAACATTTACTGCAAATCAGGGTACTGATACAACATTCACTATTGCCTCAAATGCCACAAATTTAAATACTGCCAGTACAATTGTTTCTCGTGATGCATCGGGTAACTTTAATGCAGGAACAATTACTGCAACTCAGTTCTCTACTGGAGCATCTGGTGTTGGAATTAATATCAATAATAATACTATTTCAGGACCTACAAATCTCACTATTGACCCTGCAGGAGTTGGTGATGATACTGGTTCGGTAAGAATTAAAGGTGATTTGTATGTAGATGGAACTCAATTTGTTGTCAATTCTTCTACTATTGAATTGGCGGATTTTCAAATTGGTATTGGAACTACTGCAACTAGTGATTTATTATTAAATGGTTCTGGTATTGGTATTGGTTCTATTGGAAATAGAAAAACTTTTACTTGGGACAATTCCAATTTAGCACTAAAATCAAGTGAAAATCTAAATCTTGCTTCTAACAAAACTTATAAGATTAATGGAACTGATGTACTTTCGTCAAGTACATTAGGAACTTATGTCACCGGTTCGTCACTTACTTCAGTTGGAACACTTACAAATTTAAATGTTGGTAATGTATATTCTAGTGGAATTGTAACCGCAACAGATTTTAACTCTGCATCTGATATCAATCTTAAAGAAAATATTCAAAAGATTAATAATCCAATTGATAAAATTGCCAAAATTAATGGTGTTAGATTTGATTGGAAGTCAGATAATAAACCCTCAATGGGTGTAATCGCACAAAATATTGAAGAAGTATTACCAGAATTGGTAAGTGGCGATGATAGTAAGACAGTTAACTATAACGGTATTATTGGACTATTGATTGAGTGCGTTAAAACTCAACAAGAACAGATTGGTGAATTGAATAGAAGACTGGATGAGTTGTCTAAATAAATTATATCACCCAGTGGAAACACGAAGACGGTAGATGGCAATTAAAATTTCAAATTCTACTATTATAGATGATAGTAGGAATATCGTTAATGCAGGTATTGTAACTGCCGATTACTATTATGGAGATGCGTCTAAACTCTCCAAAACCTTTCCATTGGTATCAAATGTCTTATATGTTGCCAAAAATGGAAACGACGCAAACCCAGGAACAAGACTTTCGGAACCAAAAGCAACAATTGCAGGAGCAATTGCAGCAGCAAAAACATCAGGAACAACAGCAGGAACTGTTATTAAAGTTAGTTCTGGGACTTATATAGAAAATAATCCGATTGCACTTCCAGATCAAGTAAGTATTATAGGAGATAGTTTAAGAGAGGTTACAATTACTCCACAAAATACTGGAGATCTCTTTTATGTTGGAGCAGGAAATTATATTGCAGAGATGTCCTTTGTAGGAGCTGCAAACACAGGAGCAATAGTTTCATTCAATCCAAATAATCAGAGATATATCAATCAGTCACCTTATATTCAAAACTGCACCAATTTTATTCCAAATAGTACTGGATTGAGAATTGATGGGAATAATGCTCTTGGACCATTAAAATCAATGGTCCTTGATTCTTATACTCAATACAATCAAGGTGGTATCGGTTGTTCTATCACCAATGAAGGATATGCCCAGTTGGTTTCAATGTTTACCATCTGTAATGATGTTGCAGTATATTGTGGTTCTGGTGGCGCTTGCGACTTAACAAACTCCAACTCATCATTTGGTAATTATGGATTTGTTGCGGATGGAGTAAGTCCATTAAAATATACTGGAATTGTTGCAAATTATGCAAGTGCAAATAGTGATACTTTTGAATTAAATTTAAGCACTCCGACCTTAAGCATTAGCAATGCTTCTTATGACAATACTACGGGGATTCTAAAGGCATATACTTCAACTCCACACAATTTTTCCGTAGGAATGGGAGTAAGTATTGCAGATCTCAGATTTACCTGTTCTTTTGAACCTGGAACCAGAACTTATCCAAGAAGTGTTGAAAGTGGTGGAAATGGATATATATTTGAAATTAAAACAGTTGCGCCAGGAAGATATATTGATTCTTATAATTTGATTCAGGCAAACCGCCAAGAAATTATTGATACTTCATTTGCAGAAATTTCTGTCGTATATCCAACCTTTACAAATCCAAATCCTGACAAGTGTAAGAGAGATCTTGGATATATTGTTGACGCAGTTTCTGTAGATGTTAAAGACTTTACTAATCAAAATATAATATTAGCAACAAAATCATATTTTGATCCATCAACAAATGCATTACTTACAAATGGATTACAAGGAGAAGTTCCACAAACAATAACGGCATTTCATAAAGCAAGAGATACAATGAAACTTGCGATTACCAACAATTTGACAATTAAAAATTTATCTCTTCAAGGAGATCCTACAAATACTGATCCATTATCTTGTTCAAATGTTCGAGATTTTATTGATAATCTTGTTGGTATTATTACAACCAGAATCAATACTGGAAATTTAAATACTTTACCTCTCCCATCAGTCTCCACTGCAAGTACAGTATTTACAATGAATGTTGGTATTGCCACTCAACCACACACTTATGTTCCCAATACTGGAACGGCAAATATAAATGTGGTTCGTCCTTTTGATGGGCAGGTTGTTTATTTTGATCAAAAATATTTTACAGTATCAAAAATTTCATTGACCAATCCCGGAAGTGGATATATTACAAACCCAACAATCACAATTGATCCACCATCTACTGATTGGGGAATTCAAGCTACGGCAGTGGCTGAAATTAATAATGGTTCAATAACAGCAATTGAAATTGTTTCTAATGGTAGAGGTTATACAACACTTCCAAAAATAACAATTAGTGGTGGAATTGGCATAAATACTGCAACAGCAACTTTAAAGTTAGACCCATCTTATTATTCCATTCAAAGTTCCACACCAATTTCTTCTGGTATTTGTACAATTACCGTGAATGAAAATCTACCATATTCGGTCAATTCTGGAGTTTCTGTTCCATTCTATAAACAAAGTAGGGTACTAGCTTCTGGTCACTCTTTTGAATACATAGGTTCTGGAACAGAAATTTCAAAGTGTCTTCCATCAACAGGTGGAGTTCAGATACAGGATAATGAAACTAATTCCACCGGTGGTGGTTTAGTTGTTTTTACAAGTACAGATCAATCTGGAAATTTTAGAATTGGTGATGGTGTTGTGATTAATCAAAATACCGGAACTATCTCTGGTACATTTTATTCTAAGAGTTTGTTTTCAACAATGACACCATTCATTCTAGCATTAGGAGGCGCAGAATAAAATGGCATTAGCACTTAACGTATTTAAGACTGTTACAAAGGTTGCAACGACAAATGCAGTAGGAATTTATACAGCACCAGTTGGATATACTGGTGTTATTCTCCTATCACAATGTGCAAATATTAGTCCAGATACTCATACTATCTCTTTCTCACACAAAAGAACAGCATCTGGAATTGCAGTAACAACGGAAATTCTTAAGGATTTTCCAATTTCTGGTAATGATACTGCAAATCTTTTACCGGGAAAACTTGTTCTTGAGAGTGGAGATGTTCTTATACTCTCTGCAAGTGATGGAACTAATATGAAATTTATTGGAAGTATTTTAGAGACACTTAATTAAAAAAATGGCAAAATATACTAGCGGAAGACAAAAAAATATAAAAGTTGGTATTAGTTCTTATACCGAAGATAAAACAGTACTTGAAGTAACTGGGAAAGTTGGTATTGGAACAACAAATGCCACTGCAAATTTGGATGTAGTAGGCAGCACAAAACTTCGTGGTCGTCTTTATGATCAAGCCAATCAAGTAGGAAGTGCTACATCCGTTCTTTCTTCAACTGGTATTGGAATTAGTTGGGTTAACGTTAGCGATATTGCGTTACAAGGTATTCAAGGTCTACAAGGTAATCAAGGAACACAAGGTCTCCAAGGTAATCAAGGTCTCCAAGGCACTCAAGGACTTCAAGGTCAACAGGGATCTCAAGGACTTCAAGGTCAACAGGGAACACAAGGTCTCCAGGGAGATCAAGGTACTCAAGGACTTCAGGGTCTTCAAGGTGCTCAAGGACTTCAAGGTGCTCAAGGACTTCAAGGTGCTCAAGGTCTTCAAGGTCAACAGGGAACTCAAGGTCAACAGGGAACTCAAGGTCAACAGGGAACACAA